ACCGTCAATATACCATTGACGGAAAATATCTGGACCAAATTCTTCGAAATCAAGTAGTCTAGTAACTTCTTCAAACTCTTCAGTAATTTTGGTTTTAATTGATTCTGATACTTTCAAATCATCAAGTTTTATCTCAATAGATTTATCATCATCAGTAACAATTGCTTCATTAACAATATCAGTAATTGCAGAATCACAATCAGAATATTGGGCAACTTCTCGGTATCGACGGATTAAGTCATTCTCATTTCTGACAATGCTATCCATATCAAGAACAAGACCATAATAATTAGCTGCTCCTTGAGCAGTAGTTATTATTGTAGAACCATCTTCAGTGTTTGGTGGAACAACACTGAGAGGATTCTGTTTTTCAGGTTTTTTAGTTTTGCCTAATTGTAAACCGAAAAGTTGCATATTATATTATCTCAAATTATAGACTGAAAGGGATTGTGCCAATCGGAGTATCAACAGAAACATTAACTCCAAAAGAACTTCCATCAGTATCAGTACCAGTATTAGATGTAAAGTAGTTATATTGAAATTCTACTTGGAATTCTTCAATTTGGTTTACTGTATCAAAACTTAATTCAATAGCACTAATGTTTATTGGATATGCATCAGTAAATTTATAAGTTTTAAGAGTAGCGCCATTTCTATCTAATTGTTGAACTTCTAATTCAACTTGATAATCAGATGGATTAGTTTTACCTTCAGTTGCGGCATATCTTTGAATACCTGATTGCCAAGTTTCAAAAGCATTTCTTAAACCAAAAGTTACATCATTGATAATAGTAACAGTCCAAGGTTGGAAAGTTCGTTCACCAGCAAAATGTACTTCTCTACCTCTATAATTTACTGGCATATCTGCAATAGTAGATGCTGGTAATGATGCTGCTTTACATAAGAATTGTGCTCTTGCTCCTTCTAACGCACCAATTGATACATATGTTGGGAAATGCAGATATACTCTAAATTGGTTAGCACGAGCTCCGCCACCAATTAGTTGTGCTTTAAAATCGTTTATGTTAGCCATTTTTGTTCCTTTAGTATTGACTTTTAATTATTTATTAATTTAAAATGTGTTAAAATTGGGAGGTGATATTTCAACCTCCCAAATCATTTAACCACCAACAGTAGTAAAGTCAACACCTGTGCGGGTTGCAATAAAGTTCAAAGTAATAAAGTTAATTGAACGTGTAGGTTTGATATAGATATCACCAACAAAAGCATTACTATCAATTACTGCCGGAGTGTTATTAGATTCATCACATACAACTTTGAAATCTGTAACACCTCTACGACCTTTAACATCTCTTAAGAATGGTTCAACAATATTTTTAAATTGGGCTCTTGTAAATGCATCATTGAATTCAAACAATTGATATTTAGCAGCAGTAGCAATTGCTTTTTCAAGAACAATAAACAATCTACGAACATTAATACGATCAAATGCAGATGGTTTTGCTTGTAATGTTTTATCTCCGTAAAGAACAGTTCCTTGACCTGGGAAAGATACAACTGGATTTATACCATTTTTATAAAGAGTATCTCTATCTGTCTTAGTTGGATTAACTGCTAATTTAACAACATTCTTAATTTGACCACGATTAAACCCTGCTGGAGACCACCAAGCATCATTAGTATAATCAGTTCTTGCTGCTAATCCAGCCATGTCACCATTTAATGGAACCCAACGATATGTGTCATTATAACGATCATATTGGTATTTAAAACCAGTGTCCATAAAACCAAATGAAGATGATGTAATAGCATTTCTATATGTATTAACAGCATCAGTTGCAGATGAACCTGAACCAGTAATAACTGCGCCAGTAGAATTATCTTGCGGAGATACAAACGCAACGCAATCTTTACGAACTTCAGCAATATTTTGGATTACATAATTTGCAGTAGTAGCAGTTGCTTTTCCTACAGGAAGTAAACTAATATCATATTGACTATCATCTAGGTATAATGCCCATGCAGCCTGAGCGTATGCACCAGTTGTATCTGTATAGTCATCGACCCCACCAGATAGTGAAGTAGACATAGCACCAATCAAAGACCTAAATGTCAAACCTGCCGCTATAGAACCCCAATCAGAACCAGTACCAGATACATTAGAAGTTTTTCTCATCCACCAAATATATTTTGATGATAAATTAATTACTTCTTTATAATAGTTGTTAGTTCCATCATATTTTTTAGCATCGCTGGCTTTAGATACAAAAGCAAATTTTTCTAATATAGTACCAGCCGTTCCTGAAAAAACGCCATCTTCGTCAACAACGATAACATGAAGCTCATCATTAGCGGCATTAGCAGAAGTTGCATAAGTAGAAGTGCTAGGAGCAGAATCAAATTGTGATGCATATGCCCAATCTGCTTTAACTCCAGATGCTGAAACAAGAGCAACGGCAGCAGCAGTAATTGTAGCGGCAGTATCAGAAGCAATTGCAGTAACAGTACCAACTATTACACCTGCCGAAGTTTTTACAATAGCGCCAATATGCAATTCAGTTAAGAAAGCAGAACTTGTTGCAGATAAAGCAGTACCGCCCAAAGAAACAATAAATGCACTACCAGTTAATGCTAGGTTTTGAAATGTAGCAGAATCAGCAAATGATACTTTTAATGAATTACCTAAAGTACCAGCGTATTTTGCTGCCCATTCAAAAGTATTTGTAGCACCTGAATAAGTGGTATTATAATCATCTATATTTTTAACCTTTACAGCAGTACCGGCAACTAAGGGAGAAGTATTACCTACTGCATTTTTACCAGAAGCATTATCAATTCTAGTAATATACATACCACTTGTATATGACATAAAGTTTGCAGCAGTAAAGAAAGATTCAAAATTATTTGTACTTGGTTTACCAAATTGCTGTACTAATTCATTTTCAGTTGATAATTGTACTGGGTATAGAATTGGACCCCATTGGAATGCTCCAGCAAATGCACCCATTGATGAAGATACTGATGGAACGATAGATGTAAAGTCTTTTTCTATGACCGTTACACCTGGACTTAAAGCATATGCCATTTTGTTACTCCTTAATTATATTAATTTTGTTGTTAGGAATCGTTTTCGATTCATTATACTATTTAGTAAATTACATATTTCAATCAGAAGTTAAATGATGGTAGTTCTTCTTCTTCATTACCATCATCATAAAAACCAAATGGTGTCATTTCTTCCTCAATTGCCATCATTTGATTGGCATACATTATTTTCCTCAAATTCACGTTGTTCAATTCTTTAAAGAACTGTTGACCAGTCAGCCAACTAAAGATAACCAGTCCCATAACTAAATCGTCATGATAACCATCATCAGCTTCAAAAGAATCTCTAACTTCAATAAATGTTGATAATTCGGCAATTGTATCAACATCATTTATTATAAGTCTATTTTCTACTATCAATGACTTTAAATTAGCACAACCAACTCGTTTTACTTTTTTGTCAGTTTGTACACCTAGTTGCGGTTTACTACCAAATCCTCCGCCAACTACTTGCCCTTTATTTAAACCCTTCTGAGACTTATTTATTAATAGCATATTTTCATATTCTAATTCATAATGTAAAATATGTGCTACTTGTTCAGATATATTTATCTCAATTAAAACATATGCGTTATTATATTCTTTTGCTATTTTGTATATGACATTTGGAAATAATAGCGGTGCTATATTATTATTTCTGTATTTTGCCACTTGTTTATAAGGCAATTCTGATATATCAATTACATTAATAGTTGAAAAGTCTCCGCCTGTACCTTTAGCAACATCAACAGTCATTACATAAGTTCTATTCTTAACTGGACTTTCAAATACATCTAACCCATCTTTTATAACAATAGGATTTGTTGGAGATAGTTTTGATAGATTTTCAGGTGGTATTAGTGTCAATGATGAACCAAGAAATGAACACTCTACTTCCTGAGCAAATTTAAGGTCGCCTAATTGCCTTCTTTGTTCTTCAGCCCAAGCAGCGTCTCTTCCAGGAATATCTGTATATGGAATAAATAAAGGAACAAAATCATTTGCTCCTTTTTCTGCATCGGACCAAAATTTCCAAAAATGATTATATCCTAAAGGAGTTGAACTCAGTAATATCTTTGTTGTTTTACCAGCAGAAATTGTAGGATATACTGATGTGAAAAACTGTTCAGCAACTGTATTTTGAATAAATGCAGCCTCGTCAACATACAATAAATTTACAGATTTTCCTCGAATACCAGAAGCACTTGTAGCAGAAGTGAATATTTTAGATTTATTCTCAAGCTCAACATCACCTTTATTCCAAGTAGTTACACCTTGTTGTAACCAATCAGGTAAAGATTCAAACATTAATTGATATCGACTCATTACTTCTCTAGCAGCTGCAGCTTTGTTTGCTAATATTGCGGCAGTTTTAGCAGGATTAAAGTTTGTATACCAAAGAATATATGCAGCAGAAGTTTGTGTATTATGAGATAAAATATCATTAGTATAAAAGGTATGATATTCAGAATCTACAGATAAATCATACATATTTTCTGAATATTCTAAATCTTCTATGGTTACTACCGAAGAAATACCTAATTTGGTTCTAATATTACATTTTATTGAATTGATCGCATAAACTTCATTATAATTTTCGTCTATAAGTATATGGGTATCCGCGCACTTTAATTCCAAACCATTATCAAATTTTAATTTATAAACCCTATATTCAATAGTCTTATTAGTAGAAATAATAGATTTAAATCCATCTTCAGTTTCAACCTCCCATTCAGAAACATCAAATGATTCTATAAATTTTCTATTTGTTTTGTCAGATAATTTAAACATTCTGTAATAACTTTTTGTCTATCATTCTTAAAATCGTATTCTCTTATATGTAGTAATGAATATCCGCTATTTAATATTCTATAATCCCTATCTTTTTCTTTTGATGGGTTTGCTACTTGTTCACTATGCCAGTAATCACCGTCAAATTCTATTATCTTTTTGGTATCTATACATATAAAATCTGGTAAAACTACCGAACCATCAAATAGTCGTAATCTATATTCCTGATTTTTATCTATTAATTTATCTTTTGTTGCGTAGTAAATTTTAGTAGAATTATAATGTTTATATAATTCATCAAACAATTCTTGAGATATTTTAGAATAATTTTGTTTTTTATATGCTTTGGACCATTTATATTGTCTATCAGACCAAACTTTTTGTCCCTGAACCTCGCCGTATTTTTCGATACATTTTTCTAATGAGAATGTTCTTTGTCTATTTGATAGTGCCGTTTCTGCTTCTTCTAGTGTCATTCCTTGTGAAGTATAATATTCTACTGTGAGCGGATTACTATTATTTTTAATTTTAGTTTTTACTGCAATTTGTTTTAAATTTTCGATATATTCTTCTGATTCGTAATGTATATAATTTTTGCTAAAAGGGGAATATTTACCACCATGATTATATCCAGGATTATTTTCTTTAGCAAACAATATTTTTTTATTTACACAAACTACTTCACCATGTTCTTTTTTATATTTTTCAGATTTTATTCCATGAATTAATATGTGGGAACCTATATCAGGCGATCTATATCCACACATTTTACACTCAATAAAAGAATTAATATCACTATTAGATGGGTATTTAATATGAGAATTCTCTACAGATTTCTTATTACTCAGTTCTTTATTATTAGAGGAATTTATTTTTCTACACTCATCAGAACATATAACGGCAGTTTTATATCCTAAAAAATTATTGTTGCATATTTTACAAATCTTTGTTACATAATTCGTGGAATTCTTCTGCGGTGACATTTAATACTTCTCCAGTAATTTTATTTCGGATATTGTATTTAGTCTCCTTTTCAAAACATTTTCCTTGTTGTCTTCCTTCCATCAAAATAACCTTTCGATTATTATGAATTATATTTACTTTTTGTTTTTGACACTCATATAATTTAAATGGAACTAAACCATCGTCAAGTGTGATAATTTTACAATAGGTATCAATAAAATAAACTGGATCATTCTTGCACTTAATATATTCTTTTATTTGTTCTGGTGTATATTGAACAGATACACCAGAAGCCTTAAGATTAGCATTGTTATTATATAATGATCCCATTACAAAAATCTCAAATTATTTTTTAATTGTTTTTAGTTTATCAATTGCTTTATGAGTTGATTTGAAACTTTTGTCAATTTTTCTATTATTGTCATTATCCAAACTAGATGTAGCAGTTAATTGTTTACGTTTTTCTGCGCTCTTATCCAGAAAAGAATTAATACCTGCTTTAGTATCTAAGACTTCATCCAATTCTTCATTACGCATTCTCTTATCAATTGCTTTAGCAATACCTTTTGTTCTTTTTGAAACATCTTTAGGTCTTACTTTGGCGACTGAACCATCAGGGTTTTTTCCAGTAGCCATATTAAATAAAGATGAATTTGCTTTATTAATATATGAATCTCTTTTTATTTGTGTATCCAATATTTCTTTAATAAAATCTAAATATTTTTTCATTTTTCCTTTACTTCCTATTTACTTTTTAGTATAATGTCTATGTACCATATGAAATAAATACTATAGTTTATAAATCTTCTACCCAACTCTCGCTACTTACTGTTCCTGTAGTAATATCTCCTTCTGCAGTATAACTGGCATATGGCAATTCAGTATTGCTATCATTAACATTTGCATATGCTGTAGTAATAACTTTCTTAGTAGATAAAGGTCCAAATAGGTTAATCTTTAGAGTAAAATTCAAAGTATGGGTAACAAATCTTCTCATTTGAAAATCGCCATCATAATCATCTTGCACTGAAATATTATTAAGAATAACAGGTATATCTTGAATAATATTCATTTCTGGTATAGCATTAATTGATAATGTATACTCTGGTATAAATGATGGAAGA